CTTAAGCGGAGCATTAAACCCGATATTATCTTTGTGGATTACCTTAATATCTGTGCTTCCGAGAGATATAAAGGGAGCATTGTCAACTCCTACACATACGTCAAAGCAATCGCAGAAGAACTTAGGGGTATGGCAGTTGAGTGTTGTGTACCTATTGTCAGTGCTACGCAAACCACTCGTGCAGGTTTTGGTAGCACTGATGTTGACCTTACTGACACTTCTGAATCCTTTGGTCTCCCTGCTACTGCTGATCTTATGTTTGCCCTTATTAGCACGGAGGAGCTTGAGGGCATGAATCAGATCATGGTTAAGCAGTTGAAGAATAGATACAATGATCCAACAATGAATAAAAGATTCTGCGTGGGTATTGACAGAGCGAAGATGAGGCTGTATGATGTGGAGGAATCTGCACAAGATGATCTCGTTGACTCTGGTCAACCAGTACAGCAGATTGACTTAGTTAAAAAATTCACCGCTAAAAAAACATTCCAAGAACTAAAGTATGACTAGTAAAGTAAACACTGACGCATATCTAGAGTTTGTAGATGCTGTCACATCAGAACAAAGCAAAGACTTTGAAGCATTCGTCTATCGTCTTCAAGAACTAGAAGGAGAAGAGTTTCCTAGTGAGAGATTACTTACTGCTGCTGTAGGAATGTCTGCCGAAGCAGGTGAGTTTACTGAAGTTGTAAAGAAGATTATCTTCCAAGGCAAACCAGTGAATGAAGATAATCTGTTCCACCTCAAACGTGAACTTGGAGACATCATGTGGTATGTCGCTCAGGCATGTATTGGTCTCAATGTTTCTCTCGATGAAGTTATTGAGATGAATGTTAACAAACTGATGGCTCGTTACCCTGATGGTGAGTTTGATGTTACCCAATCTGAGAATCGTCAGGAAGGTGATGTCTGATGGATAGTGCAGTACACGCTTGGAATTCTATGTCCTACGGAGAAGGATTTCTTTTCTCCGTCTGGATCTTAGGAATGTATTTTATCAAACTTAAAATGGATCAGAGGTTTGGACGATGAATCTTACACAAGATGAGCTCTGGAAAACAATTCACACTCTCGGTTGGAATGTTGTAGAAGATAACATTGTAATTGAGATTGGTGGCACACAGGTATCTGGTATCCACCAAGGTGAAGACTATAACAAGAAGTGGGCAGCCCAATACGGGGATCGTAAGTATAACAAGGATGCCTTTATTGTATTGAAAAACCTCTCACGAAACGACGACACAAAATCACAACCTATGGATAGGGAGCACACACCACATCATGGAACCCCAACTACCGCCGAGACCACCAGAGACACCAGAACAGAAGGAACTGATGCGACAGTTCCTAGTCCAGTATCAACTGGAGAACATACAGAAAATTCTTGACGCAGAGGTTACTTATCTCACATGCTGTGATAGAACCACTCAACATAAAAAAATTGAAATTATTTATCAAAGAGAATCAAAATGAAACTACTAACACTAGACGACTATCAAAGAGCAGGAGAAACATTTTGGCCGAAGTATTGGTATATCTCTAAAGAACTTGGTGAAGGTGCTAAGACAGAAGATGTTCTTAAATGTATGGAAGCAATCGGCGGTGTTGCATTGAAACTGGCATTAGAAGAAAAATCAGCAGATCCATTTGGATTTGATAAAAAGAAAGAAGAAGTAGAGGATGTTTAGCCTTTGGATCCATATTCGAGCATTCTGTGCTGTTGTCGTGGTGAGTTGTTCTCATCCTGTCAACTGGGCACAGTGTGTTCGTGTGGATCAATGGTTATGGCCTGAAGTTGTCCAGGGTTATAAACTCTGGACAGGACAAGAAAAGGTGTACGAAAAAGAACATGACTATCTAAATAGTTCTGACGATCACCGAAAGTAAAATGCTTAACGTACCTGAGGCAAACACCCCTACCTTTAGAAAGGTGATGGATGCACTTGGTGGTGAAGACTATGCATATTATTCTTTTGATGTTAAAAATGTAGAATCAAAAGATTCTAAAAAGAAAGTTCAAATTGCATTGAAGATATTTGTTCCTCAAGCAAAACGTGATAGAGCAACTCAACAAATTGCAGATGCTTTGAAGAATGAAGGAATAACTGTCACGCAAAAAAGCAATGAACTTGATGTTATCATTCCGAATACAGAAAACAAAAAAGTAATTAGAATTGAAATCAAACCTCCTTCTGGAGGTTCTGGAGCAGGTGCAGATGTCACGAAGATTGTAGAGTCTGCACAGTGTGTGTATGCTGCAATGCTATACGAATGTAAAGATCTGCGAGTGATCTCTGAAAAAGACTATGAATGTGGCATGAAATTTGCTGATGCCCCTGGAGTCAAGCTTGATGATATTAAAGGTCTTCCAAAGGAGTGGAAAGATTCATCTATGAAAGGTGCTGCTTTGATTAAGAAAACGCTCGGTGGTGCTGCTGGTCAATATGAGTTTTTACGTGGTGATGCATTGATTGAAGATAATATTAGCAAAGCATTTAAAAAAGTAAGACCGCAAACTAATCTTGCTACAGAAGATAAGTGGAACCCTGCAGATATTTGGGCGGTTAAAAAGAATAAGAAAGCAGAGATTGCTGCTAAACTAAAAAAAGAGGGTACTATTGATTGCTTAAACAATTACTTACAGCAGTTGAATGCTTCTAAGGATTTGGTGGGATTCTCTTTAAAGAAACTTGGTAACAGTCCTACAATTAAATTGTTGAACGCCGACACGCCTGCTCAGAGAAAGAAGAATGAAGCAGCAAAATTTCATACATTCACATTAACGTTTGATAATAAACGTAGGGGTGATAAGCAGTATCCTATGGACGTATACTATCACTATGGTAGCGGTTCTTTTCAGAAGTTTCAAGCACGAAACTTTGGTGGTGATAAGAAAGGAGATTGGAAGTTAGAACTGAAAGGTGAGAATGCAGCACAGGGTAAGATTCAGGGTCAAGTTGTTCGTGACCTACTTAAGAATGCTGGATTTAAAAACTTACCTTCAGAAGCAGACTGGGCAAAGTCAAATGGTAATGAGTATGATGATGAGATTTATAAACTCTTGAAAAAACATAGAGCAGCGAATTTACCTTCGCAGAAAAAAGATGCGATGTCCATTATTAAACAACAAAAACAATCTTGGAAGTATAGTAAACTCAGTGGTCTAAGATTTTTGGATTGGTTGAGTGGTCAATCCGATGCTGACGGTGCAATGAAAGAAATGTATTTGTATGCATCATCACAGTCTGATAAGTCCTCGGTATATTACAAAATTAGTTAAAGGGACACCTGATGAACTGTCATAAGGAATGTCGCAGCGCCTGTGGGTGTGCTATAATAAGTGTAACAGACGCAGAGGAGACCTTGCCTAACAAACATCTTGAGCATCCCGAAGACACCATCTTTGACGGTCGTCGGTCTGCTCTTGCTGCAATCAGGTCTATGGTAACTGCTCGCAAATGCAGCATCAAGTGGGACGGTGCTCCTGCTATCGTGTTTGGAACTAACCCAATAAACGGTTTGTTCTTTGTAGGCACTAAATCTGTATTCAACAAAAAGAAAGTCCTTATCAATTACTCGCATGAAGATATCGATCAAAACCATTCTGGTAACGTTGCTGATATCCTACGTCTTTGTCTACATAATCTTCCCCGTATTTCTGGTATTGTTCAAGCTGATTTTATTGGCGTTGGTGGCGGCAGGATCTATACCCCCAATACTGTTACTTATCGGTTTCCTGATCCTATCCTTAGTGATATTATCCTAGCACCTCACACTTCTTACACAGAGATCTCTCCTAATGCTGAGGGTACTATGGGCATCAGTTTAGAAACTACTATGGGTGCCCACTTTGTTGACACCAATGTTGCTACAGTTGGACGTTGGTTTGCACCTAGATTGATTGCTGAGATACTTTCACTGCTTCCTAAGTGTAAGACATCCAAAGATGCTAAAGTACAAACAGCACTCCGTGCTCACATCAATAAATTTATCCGCACTGGTCACCTTCCTGGTGCTATAACGTTATATAATACACTGGATGCTAAATATAAGGGAGAGGTTAATGTTCAGACATTTATGGTTTGGCAGAAAATCTTCCAACTCAAACAGCGTCTACTAGATGCGGTTGTTCCTAATGAAAATGTTGAGTGTTTCATTGATGGCACACCTTCCTCGCACGAAGGATACGTCATCACTACAGGTAACCCATACAAAATTGTAGACCGATTGACTTTTAGTAAAGCAAACTTTAATCTTAGTAAGAATTGGTAGAATGAAAAAGTTCAGTGCTTTTCTAAACGAAGCCGCAAAATCATTTTCTGCTAAGGAAGCAGAAAAATTAAAACTTACTCATGTAGGTTATGGTCGCTATGCCGATGTACGAGGCAACGTGACCCATATGAGTCAGGATGGAAAACTAGTAAAAATTACAAAAGACAATGACGCAGGACCCCAACAATCAGCAGGAGGAGAAGAAACTGCAGATGGCGAGGGTGCGGTCGATCAAGGCACAATATCTATTACATTTGGAAGATTTAATCCACCTACTATCGGGCACGAAACTCTCATAAACAAAGTAGCAAGAGAGGCAAAGTCAAGTGGAGGAGAGTATAGAATATACCCCTCAAGGTCGCAGGATCCTAAGAAGAACCCCCTCGACCCAGGGACTAAAATTAAATTTATGCGGCAAGCATATCCAGATCACGCCAATTCTATTATGTCGTCTGATAATATGCGTACTATTTTTGATGTTCTCACCGCTCTCGATGGTGAGGGCTATAGCAGCGTTAACATTGTGGTGGGAGGTGATCGGGTTAGCGAGTTCACATCTCTAGCAAACAAGTACAATGGTAAATTATATACCTTTGATGAGATCAATGTAGTTTCTGCTGGTGATAGAGACCCTGACGCTGATGGTGTAGAGGGCATGTCTGCATCTAAGATGAGGAAAGCAGCAGCAGAAGGTGACTTTGATACATTTAGTAAAGGCATTCCTACATCCATTAGTAAGCAGGGTAAAGAAGAACTCTTTATGACCCTGAGAACTTCAATGCAAGTTGAAGAATATAATGAATTTGCAGAGGCATCTTTTAATCTCCATGAGATTGCTCCTAAGTTAGACCCTCAAGGTCTACGCGATTCGTACATCAAAGGTGAGTTGTTTAATGAAGGAACATATGTAGAAAATGTCAACACAGGAGTTGTAGGTAAAATTGTCAGTCGTGGTAGCAACTATGTTATCTACGTTGATGAGAGTGACAATATTTACAGGTCTTGGTTAAAGGATTTACTTGAAGTTAATGATATAAAATTCTTTAATTATACTCCTGCTGGTGAAATGGGTACAGATGAACTCACTAATTATATGAAGAGACTTACTCCAGGTGAATTCATTCGTAAGATAAATAAAAAGGACAAGGTTACCAAGTAAGATGAATCTAAACAATTTACCTGATATGTCTAGTGCTTATCAAGAGGTGCTAGAAAAGAAAAAACTAGATGCTGTTGGGAAAGAAGATAGCGACATCGACAACGATGGTGATGTAGATTCTTCCGACAAGTATCTAAAAAATCGTCGCAAAGCAATTGGCAAAGCGATTAAAAAAGAATCGGTTGAGGAAATTGAGGAGAAGAACGGTGGGGACAATGATCCCTGTTGGGATACCCATAAGAAAGTTGGTATGAAAAAGAAGGGTGGTAAGATGGTAAATGATTGCCGCCCCAAAAACGAAGAGACTGAGACTGTTGATGAAGCAATGTCTTCATATGATAGGAATCGTAAGAGAGCAGCACAAAGAGCAGCAGATAGAAACGCAGCAAGAGCAGCAGGTAAAACTGGTGCAGTCCCTGGTGTAGGTTATGTAACTGCTAGAAAAGAGAAAGAAACATACACTGACGAGAAAGGAACTGTCCGCCATAAGTCTGGTGCTAAGAACGAAGCATTTGCATTCTCAGAAGAAGACCTTGCATTGTTTGAAGAGCATGGTGCTGAGATCGATGCACTGACCGATGAGCAACTCGTCGATGTCATGGAAGATTTCATCATTGAAACTGCTCAAGACATTGATGATCTGGTTGAGATTTGTGAGGCACTTGAGGGTGTTGAGATGCTCTCTGAGCAAGAGAAGACTAAGCAACTTGAACTCAAGTTACAACCTTCCCGTATGGATCGCTTGAAGAGTGCTGCTAAGAAAGCAGGATCTAAACTGAAAGCAGGTGCTAAGGTAGCAGGTGCTGCTGCTAAGAAAGGTATCAAGGCAGCAGGCAAGTCTGCTGCTGATAATGCTGGTAAGGCAGTAGGAACATTCCAAGGTTCTAGAGAAGCAGCACGTATCAAAGCAAAACGTGCATCGATGCAGAGTACACCTGCCAAACCCAAGTCGTCTGATGATAATGATGGTACAGGTGGCAAACTTGACTCACTGCTGAAGTCTACCAGAGGATCTTCTAGCAGCAGTTCCAGCAACAGTTCATCTTCTGGTGGTGGCGGGACAAGCAGCAGT